AACCAGGGTTCAAAGAAGGCGCGGCGGCCGTCGATCACGACGCCACAGCCGAGAATGGGTTTGGCCACAATGCGGCGGCCGTATTCGAATTGCAGCCGGCTGGCGTCGATGCCACAGCCGACGGACATGCCAAACACGCGGAACTCGGGATTGGCCCACCATTTCACGCCGGCTTGACCGTGAAAGTGACCGATCACGGTCGAACGAAACTGGTCCTTGGCCTGGGCCAGCGCGGCGTCCTGCCCCGAGCGGCCGCTGTCGCCGTGCGAATAGATGACCCGATCAATGATCACCTTCGAGAACCGCGGGTGAACGGTCCAATCGAGTTCCCACAGATCGCTGTAGTCGCGCAGCACCTGCGTCGGCAAGCCGACCGAAAGCGCCTGGCGCTCCGTCAAGGCATCGTGGTTTCCCAGTAGCCAATCGGCCTTCGGAAACGCTCGGGCCAGCGAGGCCACCTGCCGCTTGGCATGCTCGAATTCGCGCGTCGCATTGCTCAGTGCCGGACTCTTCTCGTGAAAGCTGATCGACGCCCAGTCCACCAGGTCGCCGATATGCACGACGCGGCCTACGTCGTAGTTGTCGGCGACCCGCTTCAGGAAATCGACGTACCCGCGCCGCATACCGGGGCAATGGGTATCGCCGATGACGAGGACGCGGGCCATCGAGGTTCCTTTCAGTTGGCCGATAAGGGCGAGGGATACGCGACTGGCAAAACGTGGCTCATGAACTCGCCGCACCGGTCGTTCGCTAACGTCGTCAGCCAGTCATGCAGAACCACCAGTCGCGGCGGCGATCCTTCGACCGCTTCAATGTCCGACGGCTCGGGCGGATAACGCCGGCAACGGCCGACTTCGCTGTGGACGTGCGTCCGTTGCCAAAAGCGACAGCGAGAACAAGTGCGTGGCATTTTTCCCTTCCCCTCAAAATGGGATTTCATCGGGCGTTTCCTCGTAGAACTCCAACACCTCAGTTGGCACCGGTTCAGGCATCGCGCCGAGTTCGTAATCGACGATCCGTTCATAGGGTTCTCCCGCAACGGATCGCACCGTGATCGAATACGTCACCGCGATCGCGCCGCCCTCCGCCAGTTCGACGGCGCGCTCGATGGTGTCCGGCACTGAATCAGGCGATCGGCGCTTCCACCAGGCAATCGCTTTCTGGCGCGCGTAGCCGGTATGCTCGAAGCAGACCCATTCCGATTTGTATTCGTGCCAGCCGACCTTGTAGTCGACCCGCATCGTCCGCGGATCGTCCTCGCCGGCATCGCGTTTGACATGAACGCTGTAGCAAACGTCTGTGACCGGATACTTCGTCAGCGTGGTCTGGCCCGACAAGACAGCTGCATCGCTCGCCTTGGCGTCGTGGTTCTGGCGCTCGGGCGGCGGAAATTCGTGTCCGCAGTCCGGGCACACCGAGTAGGCCGCTGCGATCACCGAACTGCACTTGGGACACTCTTTGGCGGGCGCTTCACCATCGCCGCCGCCGTTGCGCTCCTTAACTTTGATCTGGTCAACTGGACCGTGGCGAAGCACGTTGCCGCCAAAATCGAGCACCAGGCAATTGTCTTTGCCCGGATGCAAACGGAAACCGCGACCCACCATCTGGTAATAGAGGCCCGGAGACATCGTCGGCCGCAGTAGAACGACGCAGTCGATGTTCGGCGCGTCGAACCCGGTGGTGAGCACGTTCACATTGCACAGATGCTTTAGCGGCTCACGCCGGAAGAGGCCCCCGGATGCCGTGCCGCGAAACCGCGCGAGTAATTCGTTGCGTTCTCCTGCCGGCGTATCGCCGCAGACGAATCCGCATTCGATTCCATGTTTCTCGCGCAGAATGCGCACGACGTGCCTGCCGTGTTTGACGCCGCTGGCGAAGATCAGGCACGCTTTGCGGCCGGCGGTGTACTCGACGAGTTCGCGGCATGCCGCTTCGACGAGCGCATCCTGATCCATCAGTTGCTCGACCTCGTCGGCCACGAATTCCCCGCCGCGAACGTGCAGGCCGCTGGTGTCGGCCTTCGCCGATCCCGACTTGCTGACGAGTGGGCAGAGATAGCCGTCGCGGATCAATTCCTTGATGCCGATCTCGTAGCAGATCGCGTTGAGAAAATGGTCGGTCGAACAGATCGGCCCGGAGTCCAACCGGTAGGGTGTCGCAGTCAACCCGATCACCCGAAGGTGAGGATTGATCACCTTCGCCTCGGCGAGGAATTGGCGATACATCCCGTCGCCGTCGGTCGGAATGAGGTGGGCCTCATCGACGATGATCAGATCGAACGCATCCAGCTCGCAGGCCCGCTTGTAGACCGACTGGATGCCGGCCACGATGACGTGATGCCCGGTGTCGCGGCGCTTCAGGCCGGCGGAATACACACCGACCGGCAGGTCGCGCGCGACGTACCTCAACTTGTCGACGGCCTGCTCGAGCAGTTCCTTGACGTGGCTAACAACCAGGACGCGACCGCCCCAACGCTCGATGGCGTCGCGGCAGATCGTCGCCAGGATCGGCGTCTTGCCGCCAGCCGTTGGAATTACGACGACTGGATTGTCGTCGCGCTCACGCAGATGTCGGTAGGCGGCGTCGATGGCCTCTTGCTGATAAGGCCGCAACTGGATCACGCGTGTGCCTCCTGTTCGAGACGACCGATTTCGCGGTCGAGATACCATCGCGCCTTTTTCAAGTCGTCCAGCATGCTCCCCTTGCGGCCGGCGCGGGCGACGTATTTGACGACGTTCCCCAGGTGAAAACCCAGTTCCCACGCTTCGATGACATCAATGACTTCGATTGCGCTGAACGTGTAATGCGGGGGATGGTTGATCGTGTCGGCAATTGGGTGCGCCATCGTCAGGCGTTCTCCGCTAACGTCAGGTAGAGCTGCACGGCTAATCGCGGCAAGTCATCGAGACGAACTACCGCCACCCACGGCTTGCGATTCTGCCGGTGCAAGACGACGGGAATCTTTTCGCCAGCGTCACTGATCGCCTGGTCGAGCGCTTCGTACAGGCGCAGGGTCTCTGCCCGCTTGACCTCGAAGTGGACGTCTTCGATCTCCGCGATGATGTCGGGCGACTCATCGCTGCCGCAGTACTGCCGGCCGCGGCGCGCATTCGTGCGAAACAGCCTCCTCACTTCCGCCGCGGCCTCACGCTCACCACGCTTCCCCTTGTTGCGAGATTTCAGACCCATGAATCCGTCCTGTAAAAGAAGCGGAGCGGGATTCGAACCCGCAGCCATCGCCTTGTCGGGACCGCTCTACCGTTGGCGTATCCGCTTCCGCCGATGCAAATCAGCCGGCACGACGCCACGGTGGCGTGTCGTTGGACGCCTGGACCGGCTTGCCGTTGGCGGCTTCCTTTTTGGCGTAGCCCTTGATCTCGTTCGTGATCTCGCCGGTGTCCTCGCGCTTCTTGCACTTGACCGAGATCACCAGCGGCAGATCGTGCAGTTCGACGCTGTCATTGGGGGCCATGACGCCGACCGCGCGACAGATGGCCGACAACTCGGCGCGGGCGATCTTCACCGCCGTGGCGTTCGGATTGTCGAGGTTCAGCCGGGCCCACAGGAAACGGCTTTTGAACTCGCCTTCGATGATCTGGAAGGTGAACTGCAGGTAGCTGCCCGTGCCCGACTTGTTCGGTTTGACTTCGCTCTCGGTGATCACCGCCAGATACTTGCCGGCGGGCACGGGATCGAATTCCGTGGTCGGTTCGACGTCGTTCGCGTTGAAGCCTTTCAGGTTTGCCATGCTCGGTTTCTCCTTGGTTGAGGTGGGATCGGTCGGTTAAAGGTTGGTTACCGCGGTTGATGTGATGCCGCCCAGCAGCGCATGCCAGTCGAGCGGCAGTTCGGGTTCGAGGTCGTAACGGTTTTTGGCCACGCACGAGGGACCGCCGACGGTGCGCAAGACGCGCTCGCCGCCGTCCTTGCCCACCGCGTGCGCGATCGTCCGCTTGCGGCCGAAACCGGCCTCCTCCGTCTGTGTGCGGAGCTTACGGGTTGCAAAGAGCACTGCGTCGCACCATTCGGTGAGTAGCGCGCCGGCGTGTTTGTGCAGCCGAGGCGAGTAGCGGTCGTACGGC